TGAGTCTGGTACTGCATAAAGATGTTTGAGGTATCGTTGATTACGTCTAGTACCTTGATCTTGTTCTGTGATCCAGTGAGTACGTAGTTAAAAATACCAGAAGACGTAGTTACCGTCAGAGTAGTCCTAAGTGCTGACCAATCCCAAGCGTCTTCTACCATCTTCTTAGCGTCGTTAACAAAGTCACCCACCATCTTACTGTAGGTGTTGTCAGTGACGCTGGATACTTCGTCTTCACGTAGGCGTCTCAGTACGTTGTTTACCAAGTTTAAATATGTCATGCTCTACCGCCTCCAGTGCCAGTAAAGAGTCCTGCTAAATAATCTGTAATTGGAAACTGTCTACCAGCTAAAAGCGCAGGGTCGCCTTCTATACCCATAGAAATTTCTGGAGCTTCTGCGGTAAAGCCGCCTCCACCGCCACCTCCGCCGCCTCCGCCACCACCACCGCCTCCGGTGTCAGTCGGAGGAGGAGTAACAACAGTAACAGGGCACTTACCGTCTTCGTAACTATCTACCGGAGTTCCGTCTTCACAAATTTCGCAACCACTTTCAACAGTTGCTCCGTTGTCACAGACTTCATCGCCTCCACCGCCTCCACCTGTGCCGCAAGTTGCGTCGTACTCAGCACTGTAGGCGTCCCACTTTGCTTTGTATGCGTAGTCAAAGGACGGAGTGTAACCTATCTTTGGTTCGTCACAGTTTACAACTAAGTCAGTAGACCCTGTTTTACATTCATCAGGATTTTCTGCGGCGTACACTGGATCGTCACACGGGTTTGTTGCTGATCCGCAAGCTGCTCCTTTGTCTACAAAAGTACCATCAGGACACTTCTTTTTGTTACACTTATCTGCGTTTTCGTCTGTTATCTCTGCACACTCTAGCGGGTCTGTACCACCGCCCCCGTCATCACCGCCAGTTACTAATGTTGATCCTTTAGAAGGATTACAAGGATCGTATGTGTACTGGTTGCCTCCAAACGTGTAGCTTCCGTTTTTCTCTAAATCGTAAAACTCGTACTGAGGAGGTTTATCAGCTAGTTCAGTATCGTCACCACATAAGTCTCCTTGTGGTGGTGGAGCAGCCTCTTTGCACTCTAATTCAGCGTCTATAAATACATCTCCGCATTTCTTTTTACCGCAGAGTTCTGCAATATCTTCTGTTATTTCACCTGTGCAGTCTGGCCCTTCAGGGCCGTCACAAGACCCATCAATATCTTCTTCTACCCCCGGATTTCCTGTGTCTGGCCCACAAATACATTTACCAGTGCTAGGATCTTTTCTACCTTCGGTGCATCCGTCGATACCTTGTTCTTCACAAACCTCACTCTTTTTAATAAAGGTGTCACCGCACTTTTTGTAACCACATTCTTCTGCGTTTATTTCGTCTATTTCTTTACACTTCTCATCTACACCCGTAATAGGAATTATAGTGTTTAGTACTTCTTCTTCTATTTGTCCCCAGACCCAAGCAGCCGCGTAAACACCAAAGATTCCCTTAAGCCAATCAATAATTTTACTGGGGTCAGTATCCTTTACGCCGCCAAAAATCTCTTCTATTTTTTTAAGGATTGCGTCTTTCCAGCCCTCTAGTGTTCCTGCTGGATCTTCCATAAAATCACCGATGTCTTTTCCGATGCCTTTTACGAAGTCTTCGAAATCACGGTACGTTCCGATGTCTTGCATCCCCGGAATACTTGGGAATCCCGGTATGCCTATTAAGACATTAAAGTTTACACAGTCTTTCCAGCAGTACGTTCCTTTATCTGGGTCTGCAACGCTACAGTCTTTTAAGTCTTGACATTTCTCAGGAATACCTGCATCTAAAATCTTGTCGCCTATTTTTTTAATGCACTCTAGCGGGTTACCAACACAGTCAGTTATTACGTCTTTAAAATCTTCGTAGATTCCTTTAGCAGTGTTAGCTACGTCTTCGCCAACTTCGTTTACGTAGTCTTGGAAAGACTTTTCTACACACGCAGGTTCGTTAGCGTTGGCGGGATCATCACAAAAACCTACGCACTCTGGACGATCTTTGTTTTCTGGTAAATTACAGTCAGGCACAGCACCAACGTCAGGACACTCAGTATCTGGGTCTGCCCAAATTCCTCCCCCGCAGTCAGTGTAGAAAGAAGTTATCCCGTCTTCTATATATACTAGGTTTCCATTTTCATCAACTTTAAAACCACACTCTTCTGCGTTTTCTTGAGTAACAACTGTGCAGTCTGGTTTTTCTCCGTCAGCATTTTTGTCACCTGAGCCGTCGTCCAGAGCAACACAGTCACCGTTAGCGTCTCTTTTGCCCTCTACTAAAACTCCGTCAACCGTAGCGTTACATTTAACACCTTTTGTGAAGTCAGTCTCACAATCCCCATTGTCAGATATTATTCCACCTTCACCTTGAGCAGTTCGGCAGGACTGTCCGGGCTGGAGGTGTTCCGGTAGAGCAGTACAGTTACCGTCAGCGTCGTACTCACCTAGGGGGTTGTTAGGGTCTGCTGTCGAGGTACACGGCTGACCAGCGCTTGGCCTTACGTCCCACCAGCCTCCTCCCTTGTAACCAAGATCACCAAGTATGTAACCAATGTTAACGCTTCCACGGTTTTTACAATCTTCATCGTCGGGAAAGGTTACTGGTAGTTCGTGGCAGTACTTTACTCCACCAAATTCTTTTCCTCTATTTTCCGGGTACTTTAGCCATTCAGAATATGTGCTTGTTTTATGTAGGCTGTTTTCAACTCCCGCTATCTCAGAATCAGAGTAACCGTTGCGCCTTAAGATTTCTGCTATTTCGTCCCAAGTTCTAGGCGCTTGGGACTCCTGCGTAACAAAGTCGTTGTACTGGCCCATCCAAGTTTCGTTACTGGACAGAACACCGGGATCAAAGTTCTGGAGATCACGCAGGGTTGCCTCACCGTTTTCGTAGGCTTCCTTTAGTTCGTTCCACTCTTTTATTTTTGCTAGGGCAGGATTAGGTTGCTCTTCGCCGCCACCATAACTGGTAGTAGGCGTCTTAAAGGTTTTGTCACCTACGCCAGTTAATAGAGGAGGAATAGGAGAAATAGCCTCTGGGCCAACCTCCTCAAACTCATCTGACATTGGTCTTCTAGCCATAACTTACTTACCGCCCTTAAGTTGCATCAGCTTGTCAGCACCACGTATGCCAAAGCTGGCTGTGACTGCAACGTACAAAAGATATTGATACCACTCAGGTAACCTGTCTAGCTCTGCAAAGGCCATACCTACGCGACCAATGATATCAAGATCGTTCATACCTACGCCCCACATAATTGCTATTACAGGCGCACTCAGGACTACTGTGAACCACTCGTCTTTCCACGAGGACGCACTAGCCTGTGCCATGTGTTGTTCCCACGTAGCAGTGTTCTGTATAACCTGCATTGTGGCTTGGTGTTTTGCTTGTGACTGCTCGTGGCGATTACTAAGCCAAGTCTTAGCGAGTCCAGCAATAGGACTAATGAGTGCTTGCCACACCTACGACTTACTCCTGTTACGCCAGCCTTGCACTGTGTCTGTTTCCCAGATACGTATACCTGTCCACACCAGTGTAAACAACGCAGCCAAGGAAGGCAGTACGCCAGCCAAAGCACCAACACCTGTTGCTACGGAAACCGTATCCATTACCTCTTTCATTCCTTGATCCGCCATCCTCATGCACCCTTAATAATTGCTACTGTACCGTAGATGATCCCGGCTGTTACAGCAGCGGCGATAGACAACAAGATACCGTCTAGTAACATACGTTGCCTCTTGCGTTGTTTGTAGATTACCTCTTCCCTCTGTGCTTTAATCTTACGTCTGAGCATTATCATCTCTTGGTAAGTCTCAACACCGTAAGACCAAACAATCAGTTCTCGTATTTGTTTCTCTTGTTCCTCTAGTTTCTTTTTGGCGATGACACTGTTGAGTGCTTGTTGTTCTACAGTTTCTCCGTCGAATAACTTCTTGAAGACACCGGGGCTTTCAGCTTCTTTCTCTGCTTGTCTTATGTCAGCAGCAAAGGAATACCACTGCCCCAGCTTTTGAGCCACAGCCTCAATTTCAGCACCTCTGTTTACTAGCGTCTGTATACCTTTGAAGGTCGTAGACGCCATAGCAATAAGTGATAGAGGATCCATCCATTAGTTTACCAAGAAACGCCAGTGCCAGACGTAGGCGTAACAAGCTCTGCAATCTGTGCATCAATAGCCGCTTCAATAGAGGACACTTGCTCGTCACCCAGAGCCGCCTTAGCCCAGCCAACAGCCGTTGCTTCGGTGATGTCATCCCACTCTACAAACGACTCTCCGGGTGCCTCAAGGCCAACTGTGCCGTATGAAGAACCAGAGTTATCTCCGTCGGTCTTAGATACACGCCAGTGTACGGTGTTGACTACGTTGGTGTGTCCGTCTTGTGACACGGTGTAGTCCATTGCTGATACAGTCCAGTTAAACATAGGTTATGCTCCTTTAAGTGCCGCTACTTCGGCTTTGAGTTCGTTTACTTGTGCTGAAAGTTCTTGGATAGACTTCATCATTGCAAACATTAAATCGGTGTTGTATACCGTATCCATTGGCCCGTCTTTATGTTCC